GCTGTCGCTGGAATTACGTTTGTAGACACAGACGGTACGGCTAACGGTAATATTACCGTTGAAACGCTCCCAACCACTTGGGTTGTCGGTCAAGCGTGGAAGAAATCGAAAGATGCCTGGGATCGTATGAATGAAGAAGCGATGGAATTCGCTGAAGGCGTTAAGCCTCGATATTACGATTACAAAATCCATTTCGATCAGACCCACACAGCAACAGATTTTTCTAACAATATTTTGCCACGTGGGTTTAACAACACACAGGTAGGCGAATGGCTGCCTAGTGAATTCGTTATCCCTGATCAGGGCACCAATGTTGTGACCGGTTTCAACGTTCACATGATTGATGATGATAACGCAAATGGCAAAGGTCTAATCAAGGGATATGCTACATCCCGAGCATTAGTCTTTAGTCCAGATCCAAGAACGCCAGATATTAGTTCGAACTGGATTAGTCAAGTTTTCAATCAAGGGACTCTTCAGACGGCACGTGTGCTTGATGACCTTGAGAGTCAAAATGACGAACCACCATACGATGATGAATACCTCGGTGCTGGCGTTTTGCCGACCACCGGAGTAGGTCAGCTCGTCGACGAAGTGATGTTCCGAGGAACTGCTCAGAGACCATCTCCAGGTTCTCGAGCTCGGATTGGCGGTTTCACCGCTCCATGTGGATTGATTCGTATCGATCAACTGGCCGGATCTAACATCCGGATGTATGTGGACCTTGTCCCTGGTACCCATCGTGGATACCTTTGTGAATCGATGGAGGACATGTGAGTGTCTCCAGAAACTGAGACAGTCAAGGGTGCGGTTACTGCAGCATCCCTCTTCAATCACGTGAAAAACAACAGAATCGAGTACTTGCTCGTTATCGGTCTGTTGCACCTCCTTGGTGTTAGTGATCGCCTCTTGGCACAAGTGAGTGGAGTCTGCTTCTGATGGAAGTAGTGCCTTGTTCCCGATGTGGGAGCAAAAAGCATTCACGAATGTTCATAGAAAGCCATGGTGTAAATCACGTAATCTGTCTGGGCTGTGACCAGGAGTGGGTTGAGTGATTATACCAGTCTTCAGTAGCCGATGGGCTCAGTGGAGTTATGACAGTGCAAAAGACTCTGGAGATCAGGGGAATTTGATGCATCCTATGCATTTCACTGCACAGATGGTAAATGTGGTCACACATACAGCTGGACCTTTGTATATGACATCGATGTCCAATCCATCGATTTACTCATATGCATACGCAGGCATTAGTGCCGAAAGATATGGAATAGCGGCGAACGTTGCTGATCGTAAAGCATTCCAGATGGCAAGTTCCCCAGCATATCAGGCTGGAGAGAAATTTGGTAAGAGACTCGGTTTGAAAACCGGAGCTCGAACAGCGGGTAGATTTGCTACACGTGCAATACCAGGCCTTGGCTGGGCAATATTAGCCTATGACGCGTATGATTTGATCGCAAATCAGCGTCTATTTGGCGTACAATTATAGGTCTCAGGCGTTCCCTTTGGGGCATGAGCAAGAAAGATGCACTCCTGGCAATCTTGATTACCAAGGCTTCCCTGATCACGAACAGCAATCCATGCATTAGATGTGGGTACACATATTGTGGATGCTGGCGATAATGAAATGCACAACGTGCGAAAATGTTGAGGCCATTTATGGGACCTCAGAAAGTGTAGCCCCATGGCTATGCAATTGTGAGAAACCTAAGGATCACAATCGTCAGATGAAAATCTACGTAGTTCCAGCTCGAAGAAAGTTTGGAAGACTCCTGGTACCCAAGATTTCTGCCGAGATGCGCCGGCGTTGGATCAATGCCCAGAAATGAGCGGTTTTACCGCACATGCAGTACAAACGATTTTGTGCCTTCAACTCCGGTTGAAAGGCGGAGAAGATGGGAATCCGGGGGGTGGCGGCCCAACGGTGAACCATTATTCGGAGGGGGTAGGGCGCTACGGGGGAAAGTCTTATCGACCTCCTACCACCCCATATGGCCCATGGCCAAGAAGAGCTACAAGGGTCCCAAGATGGAACCCGCTGTTATGCGAATGAGTTTTGATCTAAACGCAGATATTCAATATCTGGACTTGTCACAATGTGCAAGTATTCTAAATCGAAGATTCTACAAGCAAGGAATTCAGTGGGCTGTCGCTGGAATTACGTTTGTAGACACAGACGGTACGGCTAACGGTAATATTACCGTTGAAACGCTCCCAACCACTTGGGTTGTCGGTCAAGCGTGG